TCCAGAAGCTTCTGCACATGCACAGAGTCTGCCGCGTTTTTCAGCTCTTTGTTGACAGCTGCCAGTGCAGATCGATAGGCATCCCAATCCTTGGCTGCGGACAAGACATCCAGCTTGGCCATAGATGCGTCCAACGCGTCCAGCTGCGGTGCCAGATCAGGCAGGGCCAGGAACATCTCGCGAGAGAGCTCGCCCAGGCCCAGACTCTGCATGCGCTCGTTGATGCCTTCCAACGAGGGTGTGACGGGCACTCTGAATGAAACCTTGTTGCGCGCAACGGCCATGTCTAGCGATGTTTGCAGCGAGGCGAACATGGCAAGCTGGTCAGGCTTCTTGGGATCCAAGCGAGCCTGCGCGTCCAGTATTTTCTGAACTTCATCGCTCGCGCCGCGAAGTGCGGCGGCCAGTGCAGGATTGTGCTGAATGGCCTTTGTCAAGGACGCGGTGTCAACGCCTATATTCTTGGCATTGAATTCGATGGTCGCGCCGATTGTTATCGCGTCAGACTGGCTTTGGAAGTACTTCGCATTGCTCTCGTCAGCTTCCTTTATGCGCAGGCGATTTCGACGAGTGGTTGCATCCGCAGTTCGCAGCCAAGCAGTACTGAGGGTGTCTTCCAAGACCTTGTCAATTGCCTTGTTGCCTGTCTTCGGACCTTGATAGCCCCAGGCGCGTTTCTTGGCAGCCGCAAGGAGTTCGTTGATCTTCTCCAGATCGGCAACATCGCCACGGAATAGCGAGCCCTTGTCACCCAGATCCAATTTCAGGAACTTCTGAGTCTCCATGTTGGTTTCGGTCAACAGGGTGTTGTACTCAGTGACGGCCTTATTTATCGTGCCGTAATCGGTGCCCCACTTCTTGATATCGAGGAAGGCCTTGCGGGTCTCCTCGATCTTCGCGAGCCGTTGTTCCAGCAGCTTATCAAAGGCAGGATCAGTAGGCTTGAAACCAGCTTCGCTACGCGTGTGCTGTCGCTGCCGCTCAAAGGCCATGATAGACTGTGTGTACTCGCGGTCAACCTGGCGTATCGCCTTCCGGATGTCCGGTGCAAGGTACGACTCGACAGGCGCGTACTTTTTGTTCACACCGGCGTACTCATCAGCCAATTGCTGCTGATACTTGTTAGGCGTACGGGCAGGGAGCAGCTTCTGGTCTAGCCACTTAGCCAATTCTTTGAATATCGTCCAGGTCTGCAGAGCAGCGCCGATAGTCAGAACAGCTGCCGCAATGCCTGTGAGGAGGCCCACGGCAGGAGCCATGGCCATTATCACCGCACCGACAACAGCAGTACCAGCGACCACGGCCAGCGTCTGCCAGATACTGCCGCTGCCAAGAGCGTCGAGGACGCCCATTATGTTGTCGTAGAGGCCTTTAAATACAGCGTTCACGAGGAAGCTTATGCCGTCCACGATCTTCAGCAGGAAGCCGCCTGCGTCCTTCAGCAAGCGTACACCGTCGCGCATACGCGTGACATCACTCTCGCTGAACGGGTTGTACTGAGCTATTGCAGCTTTCGTCTTGCCAGCGCCCCAGTCACCAGCCTTATCGAGTAATCTGGCTATGATATTATTGGACATGTCTGCTGTGCCGGGGTGCATACCGCCGTAGAATTGCTGCCGGAAGCGTGCAGCTGTGCTCTGATTCAGGTAGTTGATCTCCGCAAGACCTATATCAGTAAGACCAGCTTGCGTCTGATCGGTGCGCCCAGGTAGACGACTTACAGCGCGTTCCCATGCCTTGACAAGATCATCCAACTTACTCTGGTCGGCCTTTGTAAACTCGCCAGTAGTAAACTGGGTTTTCTGCAACTCTTCCAAACCGCGTGCAAGCTCTTGTGTCTGCGACAGGTACATTTTGTACTGCGTTTTGGTGAGCTTGGAATAGTCAACGTTGCCTGCCGCTTCGCGCAGCGTCGTATCCTTGTCGCCGAACCGTTGTGGCGCAGTAAGTGCTGCAATTGCAGCGATACGGCCGCCGGTTGTTGTGGCAAGCCCGTCGCTAAGACCCATCAGCTCCTTCACCTTATCCCAGGCCCAGCCGATGCGGTCCTCAAAGCCCATCCCCTTTGGGCCGAAGTAGTATAGCCCGAATATGCCGCCGGCCGCCGCCACTGTGCCGATAACCAGCGCCATCTTAGGCGACACGCCCATTGCCGACAGCAGCACTGAGCCTATGGATCGCATGGTTTTCGCCACGCCATCGCCTACAGCATTCAGGACATTGAACAGCTTTGTTACGCCAGAGACTGCCATCCCCCATGCAGCGGTTGCGCGCTCCACCAGGTTCAGCTTTGCAGGCAGATCAGTGACAGCTGCAGGTGTCTTTCGTAGCTTATTGAAGACTGTTGTTATTGGTCTCTCGAGGGCCCAGACGCTCAACATGATTGTGTCGAAAACAGGGCCAAGTGTAAGCCAGATTGCGCCTGCGACTGGCGCGAACAATAGCTGGAAGGCAGCTTGGATGTCGCGCCCCTTGGAGCTGATCAGCGAAGCCACTTGACCCATATAGAACGCGATCAAATGTGGCAATGTGGTCAGCGACGGCATCATCGGCGCTTCTTTGGTCATCAGCTTCAGAACACGCCAGACGCCCATGACCTTTTCAGAGACCAGACCCCAGGCTGCCGCAAACTTCTGCGGTATCGTATCCTTCAGATTCCATGTAGCAGCCACTAGCCCATATAGTGTCTCTTTCAAGCCCAGCAGAAACACTGCCACGGTTTGCAATTTGTCCAAACTTAGGTTCTTGCGCAGGTCGAGTGCCGTCCACAGAGCAGGCATTGCTGCGCCTACCAAGACAGCGGCTACGGCCCAGCGCCCTAAGCTCAGTGTGACTTCGCCGATATCCTCGGTTACAGCTGTCAGCGGGTTAGTGGCAGCTGTCGCGAACACAGTCGCCATAGCTAAGCCTGCGCCGATCAGAATCTTCTTGTAGCGCGCAATCATTGCTACGGTGGAGCTGAGAATCGTGCCGAAGCCTGCGGCAATCGACTTGAGCGTATCATTCCCCGCCATGCTGATCAGGGCGCCCTTGACAGCGCCCGCCAACGCCAAAGCGCCGCTACGCAAGCTCGGGATTATCTCCAACACCCCATCGCGAAGGGTGACACCGATATCTTTCATACCCTTGTAGGCCGCCTTACGCATGCTCGCCAGTTCTCCGCGCAGTGCCATATCAGCACCGCTGGCGTCCTTGAAGAGCATATCGCCAAAGCTGTAACCGCTGTAGGCGTACTTCTGACGGTTGGCCATGATGTTGTCCATCAGCTGCTTGGCAGTGGACTTTGACGGCGGCGCAGGCGGTCCGAAGATGCCTTGTTTCGCTTTGAACTTGTCACTCACAGTGCTCAGCACACCTTTGGCGGCGGCGGCCACGTCAGCCCTGAGCTTTGCTATGCCATCCGGGCCTACAATTGCAGCGTACAGCAACGGGACTGCCACGCTACTAGCCGCCAGAAGACTGACGCTGTCCAGCAGCGATGTTGCCATCGCCAGTGCGGCTAGCTTTAGAGCCCCAGAGTGTTTAAAGAACGCCTTGTTCGGATCCTCGTTCGGGTCTGTGCGCTTGAACCGAAAACCAGTCACCATTTCCAGCAGGCCGGCTTCGCCCGCGTCCATGACCTGGCCCTTGCCATTCTTCTTACCGGGTTTGCCGAAGATCAGGCTGCCGATCTGGTTCATGCCACCGCGTACTAGCAGTATGTATGCCAAAAAGGCTGCACTCATGGCGCCGATGGCGCTTGTGCTCTTGAAGAAGAAGTCCATCAGCGTCTGGAACGGGTGCGCCAGCGCCACCAGCTTCATCGTCAGAGGCCCTATAAATTCCTCAAGGAAGCCTTTCACAAACGGGACAGCTGCTGCTGACAGCGCTGCGAGCAAGTCTTTCAAGGCTTTGGCCACATGGGTGCCCATGGCGCTGACGGTGCTGCCGGCAAAGCCACCGAACCACGCCGCAAACTCGGTTTTGATGCCGCCGCCAGCAAACAGCGACGAAGCGAAGAAGTGTAACGCAGCGCCCTTCAATCTTGCATCGCCGAAGACCAGCATCATTCCAGAAATGATGGCCAGCCCGAAGTTGCGACTCATCCGATCCTTGAACGCCTCCATGTCGAACGATGCAAACGCCGTGCTGAGTTTCTTGAGCAGCGGCCCCGCATAGTTATTAGACGCAAGGCTCTTGTATGCGTCCGCGAACAAGCCCTTGACAGAATCGGCGAATGCCTTCACCTTCTTTTCAGCTACCTTCAGACGTGAAGCGTGGTTGATCACGCCGTCAATCAGGTCGGGCCAGGTGGAATGACCCACGACGGTGTCGTATACAGAGAAGAAGATTTCCTTTATACGCTCACCGAACGCCGCCACAACTGCTGCGGCTGCATCTAGACCCTTCTGCGCCACCACGATTATGCGTGCAATCATGCGCAGGAACAATTCGAGCCCAGCCTGCACGGAGGCGGTGTACTTCGTAAGGGACAATTCGTCAAACAGCGTGGCTATGACGCCCCTGCCCTTTGCGACCCAGCGCTCCAGACTGGAAGTAACATCTATAGAGGACAGCAGACCTGCAGCGATTGTGCGCAGTGGCGCGAATGCGGCCTTGAAGGCCAGCGCGGCACCAGCCACGATGTCCTCACTGCGAATCCCCTCGGTGAGGCCTGACCAGAATCCACGTACGAACCCGCGAATGAACAGCCCCAGCCTCTTCAACGCGTTGATGAACGCCGTGTTGAGGGCAAGCTCCAGATCGGCGGACGTGCGTGCACCGAATAGCTTGCGCAGCCCTTCCGACAGCGTACGCACGGCTCTGTTTATGACTGCGCCAACCGCGTAACCAACCCGGTAGCCAGTATCTTCGCTGAAGATATCTTGTAGCGCGGCGCGTACATCGCGTGTAAACTCGCCCTTACGCTTATTGTAGAATCGCGGGAACACTACGCTGGCGTATGCGTCTTCCACCCACTTGGCGGCTGACATTATGCCACGGTGCAGATCCCCGAACAGCCCTTTCGGACTAGTGTCGAGCTCAAAGAACTGCCGAATATTTAGGCGATATGGCCGGCCGCCTTTCAGACCGTGCCACACGCCACGCAAGGCAGCACGAGCGACTGGCAGGAGTTTGGCTATAGCCGCTTTAAGCTGGTCGCCCGCCCCGACGAATGCGCCCTTGAAGCTGCTGCCTATGGCTGGGCCTGTACCCGCCGACAGAGAATCTTTTATACGACGCAGCAGTTTGCCGACTACGAACCCGACATCGAAGCCTTTCATCACCGTCATGGCTTCGCCGATGCTGCCGAAGAATCCAGAGGCTACGCCCCGAAGCCAGCGACCTGCTATTGAAAGGCCTTCAGCGATATTGCCGGCAATCTCTGACAGCAAGGGCTTGACATCGATGCGCTTTCCAGCAAGAGTCTCATCAATGCGTCTCAGCATGTCGCCAAGGCCCTTGCCAACAGCGCGTCCGCCGGCTTCGGACAGGTCTACTGCACTGAAAATGCCACGCCACATGCCGGTTACTACACCGCGCAGCGCATCCCCGACATGCAGAATAGCGCTTGTCAGCGTACTCAACAGCTTGCCAGCCAAGCTTTGCTCGTCTACTGAGCCGCTGAGGACGGCTGTTGCCAGGAGCTTTACCTTACCAAGTGCGTAGATGATGCCTGCACTCAGCATCGCGCCCAAATCGGCGCCCTGCCTGAAGTTGAAGGTGGCGGCAGCGGATTTGGCGATGGCAGCGTACCATTGGCTTACGAAATTGTAGAATTTCACTGCTGCCGGTCCCAATGTCGGGAACAGTATATCAGTGTAGAGCATGCGGAAGACCTGCCGGTACGTCTCAAGGTGATGTGCTATCTGCACCATCGCACCCTTAGTCCGCACAGAAATCAGTGGCTGGTCAGCTACTCCAAGACTGACGCCAAGGTCTTGAGCGGCCTTGCCAGCGGCTTTCATCTGCAGCGTCATGTCCGTGATACGAGCGCCCCATTTGTCGGAACGTGCGCCTCTAGCTCGCACATCATTCAGTTCGCGAAGGTTATCCTTGAACTCAACGATGTTCTTGGAGCGGAATACGCTGACCCAACCACGGGCGATACGAGTGTCCGAGTACAGGTGCCCGCTCAGGGATTCCAGTTGGCCTTGCAGTGAACGCAGACTTGGTGCGATCTTTCCGATGGACTTCGCGGCGATCACTGTGCCAAACTCTACGAACGAGTCGCGAGTAATCTGCATGGCGTCACGGACAGGACCGCGTATAACGAAGCCTAAACGGCTGAAGTTATTGATGGCAACGCGTACCGCCCGGCTGACCTCTTGCTTGGCAAGCGTAAGTTGATGAGCTGCCGCCGCTGCGGCTAGCAACTCTTTCTGCTGACGTGTGAACCCGCCGCCTTTATAGTTTAGTTCAGGAACATCCTTGCCGGCCCTACGAAGCGTCGCGAGCTGCTCTTCCAGCGCCTTCTGGTCGAGCTCGGGGTTCATGAATTGATCCTTGTCGCGATATGCGGCAAGCACCTCTTGTGCGCGTTTGACTTTGCGATAGGTGGCAATGGCTAAGTCGAGACTCTTGTCACCCCTAAAGTAAGCCTTGATGCCCCACTCAATAGGAGCCATCTTGTCGGCATCCCTGACAAAAGAGACCAGCTGCGCTCTCGCTGTGGCTATCGACAGTGTCACGTTCTCTGTTGCGGCATCGAAAGCTGTGGCGATCGCGCCTAGCCTAGTGGAGACACCACGAGACGATTGCGTGAAATCCAGCAAGTCTCCAACAAAGAACTTGACGGCCGTCCGCATGCGGTTAATGCTCTGGCCGACAGTCATGCCGGTCTTAGCAAAATCCTTCTCGACAGCGTCGTGCATCTTCTCGAAGGCGTCAAGGAGCGTGTCAGCCGACAGACCGCCTTCTTCGGAAAACTTTCTAAGCTCGCCGGCAGTCATCTTGAACTGCTGCGCGAGAGGCTTCATAAGGTAGCCCATGCCTTCGGCTACCGAGTTGAATTCTTGGCCAGAGAAGCGGTTTGCCGCAATACCCTGGTTTAACTGCTGTATTGCCGCACGAGTGGTCTCGATTGGCTGGCCAGACATTGCGCCTGCCCGGTTGATCGTTGCGACAGCGCGCGCAATACGACTATAAGAAACGTTAGAGCTTTCGGCTGCTCGGGTCATCGTGACCATCATGTCGGCCGATGTGCCGAGTTCCGAACGGGTCATTTTGGCTAGCCGATACATATCGCGCTGCTTGACCACAGTGTCAGTGGTGCCGTCAGAGATCAGCGAGATGCGATTGGCTATTTGTGCGAATTCATCGCCCGTCTTCTGCAGGACGCTGGCGCCCTTCAGGGCCAGCAGCGCGGTTACAAGATATTTGACCTTGTCAGCAAAGCCGCCGGCTGCAGCGCCTGCACGGTTGAATCCGCGCTCTGTATTGGCAGTGAGGCTCTGGGTACGCTTGTCCAAGTTGAGAACTTGCTTCTGCAGCCCCAGAATCTGCTCTTGCATGCGCTTGACAGAGCCACCGTCAAACGCGTTAAAATTGGCCGATGCGCGAGCGGATGTACGCAGCGATTTCTCTAGGGCCTTCGAAAGATTCTCGACTTCGCGGGTCGCTTTTGGCGCACCACTGTCGACGTCGATTACGATGCCGCTCATCAGAAACTCCTCAATTAAAAACCCGCCTTTCAGCGGGTGTTACGGACTATAGTTCCGTTTGGATGGACCGCTCTGTCTTTCAAAACAGTAGCTTCCACAAAATGGGCAGACGCTTGCGGCGAATGGCCCTGGTTCAGATCATCGATATACTCCACATCATTGACAATTGAATTGCCAGACCGACGCCACCCATCGCGTGCCTTGCCTGTATCAACAGGCGTGGCGGCTTTCAGGTCATCGATGAGTTGCGCGATCTTCTTATCCACGCGTGGTTTTAAGAGCTCTGCAAACTCTTTCTTGATATCACCTTTCAGTCGCACACGCAGCATAACTAGCCTCGACGCTTCTCCAGCAGGTCGATAGTCGCCCGCATTAGACCCAGCTGTTCGGCGAGGGCATCTTGGACATTGATGGGAGCTTTGTGCATGCCTTCAGCCAAGCGCGCAGAGCGCTCGCGTAGCTGCGACAGCTCATTGTCCAGGCGGAACTTCCAGTCGCCACCCTGCATGAGATGCAGTTGGTAGCCCAGCAGCGGCCAGATCTTATTGACAGCGTCCGCGCGAGCCATATCACGACCCACTTGTGCGTCGAAATTGCTGTGAATCACCGGGCCCATGTTCACGCCATGCACGGCGTAGCCTCCCTTCAGAATCAGGGCGCAGTGAGTTATTTTCTGCAGAGGTCGAAGATCGGCATCGTCGGGCTTAGGCTCCTCGCGGCCATGATATTCTCCTGCCTCGATTGCACCCTGACGACCATGGAAGGCAGTGTAGAAGTGCTCGGAGACGATCAGATCTTCAATCTGTTGCGGTGTGACTTTGTTCATAATATTGCTCCATCAAGTCTTGGGCTATTCGCTGAATGGAATAGGCCTCAAATTCATAACTAGGCGACTTCTCGCCCATGATATCCCGCGCCTGCTGCCAAATGTGGACAGCCTCATGGCACAGTAGTGCTGCTATTTGGACGCCAGACTGACGAGTTACTTTGAGGGTGACAACAGCCGAGTGACGGCCTGCAGCGTTCTCGAAAAACATCGTGCAGGCGTCCTTGTCGGGGTAGTCCTCTTTGCAGCCGAGTTCCCTGAGCCTTCGCTTGAAGACAGCGGGCGTGGCAGCTAAGCAGTATGTGATCGGTAGCGGACACGAGCCCGCAAGCCAGCTCATCGCAGGAAAGGCAGTGTGTCGCCGCCCTTAGCCTGTCTAATAAAGTGGTGCATGGCACTCCCCCGTAGTCGAAGCTCATCACTTTTACGAAGCTCAGCGAGTGATGGGAATAGCTTCTCAGGTTTCTCCTTGACGCCTTGCGCGCTAAGCAGCATGGCTGTGCGTTGGTCTTCGCGCCAGCCAGCAGGGCGTCTCTCAAGGTAGTCGAACCAACCTTGCAGTTCTCGGAAGGGTATATCCTCCCGAAGCTCAGTGACAGTTTTGCCGAGAAGAAAAGCTACCTCGTACAGAGCCAGCTCTTCCGTCGACAATGTTACTTTCCCACGTCCATCACAACATCAGCGATCTTCTTCAGATCTTCCAGCAGGAAGCCGGACATCTCTTCGAGGGTCACTTCTTCCAAACCGGCAACTGCGGCTTGCAGTACAGGCTGGAACTGCGCCCGTGGGTTCGCTTCATCGCTCAGAAGCTTTACCTTCTCCTGCAGACCTTCGAGGGCGCCCAAGCTGAGCGGCTTGACGGACACGGTCAGACCTTCATCCAGCTGGACTGGCTTGGTCTTCGTACGGGTGAGGGCGGCGATGATTTGTTGTGCGGTGTTGCTCATAACTTTACTCATGATTTGATTTGAGATTTCTCAAGCACCAATTGTCGGCGCTTGTCATAGAGGGCCTGGATGGTCAGAAAGATTTCAACAGAGGTCTCGTCAGAAATCCCAGGCTCGATGGAACGAGCAAGGGTCTTGA